GCAACCGGTGAAAACTCGGGAACTTGGGGTCAAATTACAAATACAAACTTACTTATTTTAGAACAAGCTATTGGTGGGTTTACAACTTTCAATTTAACTAATGCTAACAGAACTTTAACTTTTACTAATGGTGCTGTATCAAATGGTAAAAACGATGTTATTAAATTAACAGGTACTTTAGCAGGGACTAGAACTGTTTCTATTCCAGATGGAATAGAAAAAGTTTATAATGTACAAAATGCATGTGATCATGCAGGAAACACTTTAACTTTTAAAACAGCTTCAGGTACAGGTGTTCTTTTATGTGAAGGAAATAATTATGTATTATATTCTGATGGAACTAATGTAGTAAAATTATCTGAGCAAAGAAACTGGAGAGCAGTGTCTGCAGCGGAAACAGTTCAAGCTGGAGCTCAACTTTTAGTAAATACAAATGGTGGAGCAGTTACAATTACTCTACCAGCATCACCTGCTACGGGAGATGAAGTCTCATTTGTAGATCAAGGTTATGATTTTAATAGTAATGCGTTGACTGTTGGAAGAAATAGTTCTAATATAGCTAACGCAGCATCTGATTTAGTAGTCAACACACAAGGCGCAGCTTTTTGTTTAGTCTTCTCAGGAGATGCAACAACAGGTTGGACGTATAAGGAGAAATAATAAATGTCAAATTACGAAGCAACAAGATACGATTTCGATGGAGCAAACCTTACAGGTATCGAAGGAATTCCTACAGCAACTATTGTACCGTGGTCTTCTTCTTCAGTGCCAACAGGTTTCTTAGAATGTAATGGTGCGGCTGTTTCAAGATCAACTTACTCTGCATTATTTGCAATCATAGGTACAACTTATGGAGCTGGTGACGGTTCAAGCACTTTTTTAGTGCCTGATTTACAAGATAACGTAGCAGTTGGAAAATCTGGAACTAAAGCTTTAGCATCAACTGGTGGAGCAAACACTGTAGCTTCAAGTGGAAACGTTGGAGGTTCAACGGCAAATGCAACTTTATCAACAGCACAACTTGCCTCTCACCGTCACACTATGCCGTTAGGTACTGGTAGTACTGGATTTCCAGGTCAGTACAGAGGTGCTAATACTACTCAACAAACAGGAAATACTGGTTCAGGGTCAGGTCACTCACATAATTTAAGTGGAACTTTTTCAGGTGACTCGACTTCAGTTCTTCAACCTTTTTTAACAGTTATTTATATAATTAAAACTTAGGAGAAAATATGGCAACAAACGCAGCATGGACAGTAGTATTTGACGACAAGTTAATTATTAAACAAAGTGGAGATGCAGCTGAAACTGGTTATGAAATTTCTGATAATGATTTTTGGGGATTAGCTAAATGGAATAACATTTGGGCTATTCAATATGGAACATCTAACCCTAGTGACACTGTAGAATATAGAGATGAAACTCCTCACTCTACTTGGGAAGCTGCTAATTTAGGTGATTTTTCAGATTTCATTACTAGATGGGATTCAGCTCACTTAACTCAATTACAATCTAATTGGGATAACGATAATGTTGAAGATGAAACTGAGTCAGATAAGATTGCTAGATTAGGTGCAAGACCTACGTCATACTCATCGTAACATCATCCAAGAAGTTAAGATATATTTTTCACCTGATAAAGGTGGGTTGCCCCTATGTAAATATGGAAATGCAGCTGGCCAAATGACTATTCTTCCAGTTTTAGGTTTTACTCTTTTTGAAAAATGTAAAAATTCTGTTTCTCCTCCATCTTTAATATCATTTAAATAAATAGAAAAAACAAAAGCTCTTGGTTCCATATCAAATCCTTTTCCATGTTCAATATGCCAGACATGATATCCTTCAGTGGGTAAAGTTTTTTGTATTTTTAAATTTGTAAAATGAAATGGTCCTTCATCATAAGCCCCATTAGCTCCTACATTTTGTGTATAATGATTCCAAGCTATATTAAAATTAAAAATCATTGATTTTAATTCTTCCCACCATACTTCTATATTTTTTCCTGCGGCAAAAAATTGTTGATCTTGTTTTATTAAAACTGAAGTTTGTTCAGATGCAATTCTATTTACAGTATTATTAAATTTATTTTGATCTTCGTATAATTTAATAGCTTTATTACACTCTTCTTTAGTAATATAATTATCATAGACACCTATGAAGTTATTTATGCTAAATGTTTTTTCCATTTTCTATTTTTTTATCAAAAATAAATTTATCTTTATTATCTATTATATTAAATATTAAACTATATCTATTATCTCCTTCATACTCTTCAAAACCATGTAATATTTCAGGGGGAAGTATATAATAATCACCTGGATTAGGAGTTATTTTTATATTTAATTCAGGCAATATTAAATCACAACCTTTTGTTAAATACAATACACCATGTAAACAAGGATGTGAATGATATTTTAAACTATCTCCTTTTTTTATTTCGTTACCCCATGCATTATATACTGTATTTTTTTCTAAAAAATATTGAAATATTTTTGGATAAGTGGTTTGATGAGTATTTATTAAGTGAGCAATAAAACCTTTAAAATTATCATTATCTAAAAAATAATCCCAATCAGTCATTCCTCCTTTTACATTAGTATAATTTTTCATTTTAGGGTCTAAATTATTTTTTATATCTAATATAAAATTGTGAATTATATGAGGATATGGATAATTTCCAAATATTATATCTACTGTTCTGGGATAAGTGATACGTAAACTACTTTTAATTTCATTTAATTTATTATTTTTAATCAAAAAATTAATCATGTTTTAACATCAAATATTTTTCCATGTTGCCATTCCCATAAAAATGAAGAATTTTTTATATGGTTGTATATATAATAATCTAAATGTAAATATTTCATTATTTCATTTTTATCTAGATATTCTTCAACGTTATAAAATTTAGAATCTTTATATTTTTCGGGAAATTTATTAATATGTTCACTTTTACCAAAATGCATTTTTAAAAATAAATTTAAATCTTTCATATCTACATAATGAGTTATTTTAGTATTCATTAAATAAGGAATTTGAGATATGCTATGTTTTATATTTCCTCGTCTAAAATTTAAAATATTTATTTCATTTGTAGTAAATAATTTTTTAATATCTATGTCTTTAATATCTGTATTATGAGTTAATAAATCATACCTTAGACCAGATAAAAATCTTTCATAAGGATCTCTAATGACACAAAATCTAATTTTATTAGATAAAAGATTACCAAGTATTACTTCTTCACTTTTATAACAAGATTTAATACATTCATAAACACTCAAATTAGCATTTTTATATATTTGTACAAATTGAAATTGTTTTGTTTCTATTATCTCAAATATCTTAAAATTCACTATTTATTACCTTATTACAATCGCTTCTAAATGATCCATAATTATGATACTTTCATTCTCTATAAAACTAATATATAAGCTACTATATGCTACAAAAATTAAATTTCAAGCCCGGTTTTAATAAGCAAGACACAGAATCAGGGGCCGAAGGCCAATGGACAGATGGTGATTTTGTTAGATTTAGATATGGCTTACCTGAAAAAATAGGTGGTTGGTTACAATTAACAGCTGGTGGTAAATCTTTACCCGGAGCTGCCAGAGCACAAGTTGCATTTTCTAGTTTTGCTGGTGAAAAATATGCAGCTATAGGAACCTCACAAGGTTTATTTTTATATTATGGTAATGACTTTTATGACATCAGTCCATTAGATACAGCCATTACTGGATGTACAATAACCACAGTTAATAACTCTAATATTATAACTATTAATAAAGGATCACATAATTTAGCAGTTGGAAGATATATAACTTTATCTGGCGTAACTGTAACAGGGGCTAGTGGTTATACGGCTGCAGACTTACAAAAAGTATATGAAATTTTAACTGTACCTGACGTAGATAAATTTACTATTCAAGCCGCTTCTGTTGAAACAGGATCTGGTATGACAGCAGCTGGTGCTGCTACTGTTAATCCTTATGTTGAAGTTGGACCGACAATACAAACAACTGGTTATGGTTGGGGTACATCTACTTGGAACGTTGAAACATGGGGCACGGAACGATCAACAAGTTCTGTAATACTAGATCCAGGAAACTGGAGTCTAGATAACTTTGGTCAAGTTTTAGTTGCAACTGTATTTAATGGTGAAACTTTTACATGGAATGCAGGCGCATCAAATGCCAGAACTATTAGAGCTTCTAAGTCTACAAGTAATTTTGCAACTACGAATAATCCTACAGCCACTAGATTTACTTTAGTATCTGATAGAGACAGACATTTATTTCACTTTGGAACAGAAACAACGATTGGTGATAGCACCACACAAGATCCAATGTTTGTAAGATTTTCTAATCAAGAAGATTTAAATACCTATACACCAACAGCTACAAATACTGCCGGTACATTTAGATTAGATACAGGAAACGAAATAAGAGCTGCACTTCAAGGTAAAGATTATGTTTTTGTTATAACTGATAATGCAGCTTATGTTATTCAATTTGTTGGTCCACCATTTACATTTAGTGTTAGACAGGTTGGTACTAACTGTGGATGTATTGGTCAGCATGCAGCTACCTATGTTAATGGTATTGTATTCTGGATGGGTTCTCAAGGTGGATTCTTTGCATTTGATGGTACAGTAAAATCATTACCTTGTCTCGTAGAAGATTTTGTATTTTCAACAGATGGCAATAATCTTGGATTAAACTTTAATGCAAGTGATATTATTTTTTCTGGTTCTAACAATCTATATACAGAAGTAAATTGGTTTTATCCTAAAGCTGGATCTACACAAATTGATAGATGTGTAACTTATAATTATTCTGAAAACTGTTGGACAACGTCATCACTAGATAGAA